TGAAGAAAAATTTTTTCGCAAATGCTTCGAAACCACTTTTCTCGTTGGTACAAGCCACTAAATCTGCTATCTGCTCTTCTGTGAATTTTTCTCTTTGGTGTGCTTTTTTGGTTAAAACACCATCTAAACTTTTATTACTCATATACAGTACTTATGCTCAATAATATTTGTAAATATTTCAAATGACTACATTACACACATTTGGTTGTTCTATTACGCAAGGTTTTGCCCTACCTGATGTGGTTAAACCTATATTAAATGATCAAGGACAACCACTTACCAAAAAAGAAATCTTAAATTTAGGGAAAGATTTTAATTGGGAAAATATTCATCTTTATCAACCAAGCAACTTCGCTTGGCCGAAAGTACTTGCGGATAAATTGAATATTTCTTTGATTAATCATGCTCGTCGTGGTGCTTGTTTTCAACAAATAGCAAGACAATGTGCTGTAGGAGTAAAAGATATCAAACAAGAAGACATTGTTATAGTGATGTGGACATATCTATCTAGATTGAGTTTGCAGTGGCCCGCTAGAACTTCAGTACCATTTTGTAATATTGTTGACAATTGGAGTTGGAAAACTGTAATCTTAGGTTTCAATAAGTTCTTTGGATTAGAAAGTTCTAAAAAAACTACAGATGAAAAAGAAAAGCGTTTTCAAAAATACATTAAAGAATCTACTAAAAATACTTACCTTGATCCTATGGGTATTTTTAATAGATATTATAACAGTATGATACTTCAGCAAATGACTGATGGGTTTCTTAGATCAACAGGAGCCAGAGTGATCCATTTAAGCGTTGAAGCAGAATCAACTGTTGATCAACTTGAAGAAGCCAGACAAGAATTAGATGAATCTTTATCAAATCCTTATAAAATTCCACATCCAGATGATTGGTACACTATGAAAGTTGATCATTCATGTTCTGAGGTAATTCTGGATCCTAATATTCCGCCAGCAGAAAATGATATGCATCCAAGTGTAACACATCATAGTAATTTTGCTGATTATGTTTTTAAACGTTATTTTATTACAAAATAGGACTTAAATCTTTTTTGTTCACAGTGATAGATATGAAATCACGCACAAAATCAAAGTTTTTTGATAAAGTGTCGTAAATTGGATCGTGATGTTGGTCAATAACTTGACTGTAAGATGCTTTGCCTATGTTGCTGAAATATTCAACATCAAATCCCTTTGAAGTGTGGTAGTCTGGAAACACACCAGTCATAAACAAACAGGTGTCTCCCAATGCCGCAGAATCATGCCAAGATGTATAACACAAATTTAAAAAACTTTCTGCAAAAGTTTTCTTTGGTAAAAAATCTTTTTTGTCTATGTGTTTGGCTAAAAGGATCGTGATGTAGGATTCCACTCTGTGTGGCAGTTCGAATCCTGTTTTTGCTTGGACTTCTTTTACTACCTGGTAAAAAGCCCAAGTGTAACTGTCTCTCATAAAAATATTTAACTGATTTTTATGAAAGTTAAATGCTTACTTGTCTTTTTTGATTGCTTTGGCTATGTCGTGTGCTTTTTTAATTGTGCTTTTTTCTAAAGGTGGTGTGTCACCTTTCATCTTCATTGCTTTTGCCATGCCAATTGCGTATGGTGATTGTGCCTTCTTTTCCATGTAGGCTTGTTTCAATGCTTCTTTGATTGATGATTGAATTTCTTCTTCAGTTTTTTCAACTGCCATTGGATTATCACCTGGATATTCTTTTCTGTAAGACTTTTTAATTTTGTTTGCACCACCTGACAAATCTTTTGTCATGTATTGTGTATCTTTGTATTCTGGTTCAGGTGTTGTTGATGCTTTGCCTGGAATTTCTTCTTCCACTGATTCTTCTGGAGCAGGACCCTGCATGATTGCTGGTGGAGTAGGAACTCCAGCACTTTTAAAAATTTGAGCAATTGCCGCCATGTCTGCCGGAGTGTCACCGTACAACATAACTTGTGATGCTTCTTTGATGTGTGTTCTTTTCACATCTTCTTTCATCTGTTCTTTGTTTTGAATTGCATCAATTTTATATAAAAAATCTCTAATGTCCATTACTTTTTTCCTTTCCCTGAAATAGGCGAAGTTGTACCTTTTGAATCTTCTGCATTTTCTGTTACTCCTCCATCTTTAGGTGCTTTGATTTCACCCACAGCATCTGGAGCCGATCTTTCTTTACGTGCTTTTTCTAATTCTTTAAGTAATTCCATAACTCTCATTGAACCCGCTGACTTCTGTTCGTCCTTGGCATCTTCATAAGCAGTGTTAAGTTTTGCTTCGTATGGCTCATCTGATTTAGGTTCTTGATATGCTTCTTGAGGTTCATTTGGATTTCTCACAATCACATGACTCTCAGGAATACCGCAATAGTTTTTGATGTACTGTTGTAGAACTTGTGTTGTTGTTGGGTATTGTAATTCTGTTTCAAAGTATGTTGCTCTTTCATTTTCTAGAGCAGGAAAGTCTAATGGTCTTTTTTGAATTGGAGTCTTTTTGCCGTTGCTCATCTTCACAACCACAAATTTGTCCAATGCTGACTCTAAATGATCAGCAAAACCTTCTGGCAAATCGCCCGCTACACCAATTTTAAAAGGGTACGTTTTTGTGCTCTCTGCTAGGTACTGTTGTAATTTACTTGTCATCGTTGTATTTATCCATGTTTTTAAGTTTTTCCAATAAACTGTTACGGTCAGATATCACATATCCTTCGCCTTGTACTACGTTTGTGTCGGAATCACCCTGTTTTTGATCCTGTTTTTGCTTCTTGAGTTGTAAATCTACCATTTTTAACTTTTTGTCCATTTTAGCAACCTTGGCATCCAAAGTAGTCTTTAACATATTCCCAGCCACTTCGAATATACGAGCAGAGTATCTGCTTTCCACATTCATACCCAAATCCATCAAATCTTCATAGGCAGTGATTGCTCTTTGTCCCACATCATCCAGTTCAGCATCGCCCATGTCGCCTAGTCCTTCTACTTTTGGTAGTGCCGCCGCAATTTTATCAAATTCAGCAATGTCTCGCATGGTGTTTTTTTGTTGTTCTATGCTTTTGGTTTTGTTTTCTGCTTTTTTCTCTTCTGCTTGTGACTTGGCTTGTTCTTCTTTCACAATGTCTTGCGACTCAGGAAGGTTCAAAAGTTCTTCTAGTTTCTTGGTCATACAATTATTTATTGATAGGTATTATCCTTTTCTACCATTATGGAAGATATCTTTTTCATTAATTACACGGAATCTAAAACCCTTGTTCTTACACCACATTTGAGCACTTTGCCATTTGGCTTTATTAATAATCAATTGTGCTTGATTGTGTCTGCTCTTGCCAACTTTTTCCGTGAGTGTTTGATTTTCTGGTTTGATTTCAATCACTTCTGCATGCGGTCTACCATTTTTATCTGTGTAGGCAATAAAAAAATCTGGCACATATATTGTGAATCTTCCTGTGAGTGGATGTTTGTAAGGAATTTTTATTGATTCATTTGCCCATTTTGAAATGCTAGGACTTTCATCGCAAAATCTCATAAATGCAAATTCCCAACTGCTACGATACAAAGGAGTTCTGCCTCCGATATATTTGTCTGGATTTTTAATTTGGAATCTTCCTTGAGCGAACTTCGCCATTGCTTTACACCACTATATTTCTTTTTTCTAAAAGGTCTAATTTGGTGTCGATTTTATATCCTAAAGATGATGTGTTAGATCTGTTATGATTTAATATTTCTGTAACAATGTAACTTAACTGAACATTTTCCATTCCTTTCAGAGTATCAATCAATTCAAAAACTTTGACATTGTCGATTTTTGCTTGTTGTAATACAACAGTAGCAGTGGCTATACTGGCTGTTCTATCAAAACCTCTTGATTCAAAAAAACCAACCACAGCATCCACGTCATTGCTTGGAAAAGAAATTGTGTCGTTGAAATAATTATTAAAAAATTCTTTTACAGGTTTGTTACTATCATTATTATTATTATTTGGAATATTTGTCATTATCTAACCCTACTTTTTGCTTTTGTAAATGCTTTGGCGCCATTTTTAAGGTTTTCTACACTACGCCCAATAAATGTGTTTCCTATGCCTGTAAATCTTTTTGGATCGCTTGCCACTCTGCCTAATGCTCCAGTCAAAATGTTAAAACCTTCTTGTCGTAATCCTTCTTTACTTAATTTTTTTGCATTTTTTAATCTATTGGCAGTTCTTATGATTGAGCCTAGTGTAAAATTTCTTTTACCAGATGATAATTTGCTACCTATATAAGTGTATGGGCCATCATCTCCACCAAACAAACCATTTAACACTCCACCAGTGCCAAACAAACTTGTTGAGCCTCCTCCTGATATAGAGTTAGGTGAAGGCGTTCTGTCGTAATGTTCTTCTCCGAATCCAGCAGGAGCACCATTGGCTTCTACTCTGCCTCGTGAATAATATACTGCTTCGTATTCAACAGTCATTTGACTCTGCACAGGCGTGGATTCTTGATTGTTCATACTATCATGTTGCCATTTTTGTATGATTGGATTAACCAATGTGTAACAAGTATAAGTTTTTCTCGCCATCTGATAAATTTGAATGCTGGTAAAAAATGGTTTTGTAGCATCAGAGTCAAGGCCAAATCTGTTGGTGTTGTATTTGCTTTCTTGATAAACATTACCTTTACCAAAAGGTCGTTGAGTATTAGTAGTAGGATTACCTACAGTGTCTTTCATTCCATAATTTCCATCTTTGAAATAGTATCTATAATAAGTTTCCCACAACGCAGTTGTTACTCCATAATTGTCATCATGAAATGTAATCTGTATTGGATCATACTGAATTTTTGTATGTATTTTTCTTTTTACATTGTACTGTTGTGCGGTCACCATGTCCACAGTGTATTGTGGTAAATCAATGGCTTTCACCAGCATATTCAATTCTTTTTGATGATTACCTAAAGGAGGATCGCTTACCTTTGCTTCAGGATTGATGTGAAACACCACATGATATAAAAACTTTTGTTTGGGTGCTAATCTAAAACTGTCATCAACATATAATCTTGATGCGTGAGAAAAATCGGCTAGATTGCCTTTGGGATTTAATGTGCCTTTGAACACATTGTCTAAAAAACCTTTTAATAAATTTGCCATATACTGTATTTATGTAGGGAAAAATGTGGTAGTATTAAAAACACAAGGCAACTTAAAAGCCGCCTTGTGTGCTGTTTAATTAGGATTAGCCTTGTGTAGTAGCATCAACTGGTGTAGAATCGCCAGTTAACATTGCTACACCAAACACGATTACTATAATCGCGATACCGATCCAAAGTTTTTTGTTTTTTAACATTTTCTTCATGGATTTTCTCCTTTTTGGTTATAACAAAAAAGGGGCCTGAGCCCCTTTTAAGAATTTATAATTGCTAATGAAATTACTGACCGCCGCCTGTAATTAGTGTGTTGACTGTTCTGCCTACAGCAGTACCAACACCTGTACCTTGTGGTGTTTGGATAGCATTGTCGTATCTTAACGCCAATGTTACTGTGACAGGGTCACTTGTACCGTATGCTAATGTATTGTAGTTTGCGTTTTCAATGTAGCAACCGTACAATTCAAATGTTTCTAAAACATTCACAGTGTTAGCACCGTTGGCACCATCTGTGATTTCAATTCTAGTAACAAATTTGTAGTCCGAACCTGAAGCCGCCGCACTCATTTCGAAGAAGTCAAATTGTTTTTGTAATTGTTCGCCAACAAGTTTTTGAACATTGTTAGAAACATCTTCTCTTAATGTTAGTGTTACAGTTTCCCAAGTGTGTTTACCTGCTAGATATACTTTTGAATTGTAAACATCAATTGTGGTTGTTTCGAAAGTTAAATTAGGTCTTGTTACATCTACAACTTGTTTTGTAAGTTCAGTAGTCGGTGTAGATACACCAAAGTTTTCTAGTGTAACTCTAAAACGATACTGTAACTTTGGCATTAACAGACC